CGCTTCAGCGGGCGGTTCTCGAAGGTGGATCCGCCGGAGTAGAGCGCCATCGATACCTGGCCCTTGAGGCGGAATGCTTGCATGGTCATGAGTTGGTCCTTTCGGGATCAGGCGGCGGCAAAGTGCGCCGGAATGGAGAAGCCGATCGACGTGCGCAACACGCGCCCGTCAAACTGGGTGTCGAGGCCGTCGAGCATCTGCGGGTACTGCATCGGCGCGTACTCCCACGAGAGCAGCGCCTTGATGCCGTCCTCGAGCATGGTCTGCGCCGCGGTCTTTTCTGTCGGCGAGGCGTTCGGCAGGTCGGTGTAGACGGAGAAGCTGTAAGCCGCGTCGTAGGTCACCGCATCGCCGCGCACGGCGTCGGCCAGCACCAGGCGCTCGAGGCGCACCTGGCCGACGACGACGGGCATGGCATCGTCGGTGAAGTCGATGAGGTCGTAGGTGCCGAGCAGCACGCTGTCGGCGGCGAGCTGCGCGGCGAGGCGGGCGAGGATGGCGGTTTCGGTTGGGGCAATCATACTTTCACCACCCGCAATTTTGCCCATCCGCAGGCGTCGCCGCCGTTGCGGTGTGGCTGGATCAAAATCGCGTTCGTTGCCGCGCCAGTAGGATCAAACATTGGGATAGTAAACGGCACTCGTTTTAGCACCCAAGCGGAGTTAGACACGGACGCGAAATTCAAATCGATGTTGAACTGCGAAGAATCTGGATATCCGCGAATGATGACGCGGGCAGTCGTTGTGCCTGCCCCAAGACTCTTGCACCAGCCCTCAAAAAGAAACGTTTCGCCCGCGCATCCACGATACGCGAGCGTCGCCGGGCGCGCATTCGGGCCGGAACTGCCTCCGGAACTCGGTATCTCCAAATACGGGCCATTATCTGGCCCGCCAGTCTGGTAAACGGTGTTGTACGTCGACCCGAGGTTATTCCACATGCCTGGCGTGCCTTGCGACAAACCGGCGAAGCTGCCATCGCCTTTCAGCAGATCAAGCCTGTTGGTTGACTGATCAATAAACGGGAGAGACGACGGGGTAACAATATCTATCAAGCCGGCGTCCCACTTGGTCACAAGATAATCGAGCCATGCGGTGTAATCCGCGACGGACATATAGCCCACTGTTCCGAGGAATCCAGCGTGACACATGATGCGCAGCGACATCTTGAACTTGATACTGTTGTCAATGAGCGTTTTTGCGCTGGCCAGCGAATATGCATCAATCGTGGCGTGCGACCTTCCGTATCGCTGCCCACGCCCGATGTCTGCCCATGTTCCGCCAGAATACGACTCGACAAGCGGGTATGTCTGCATTAGCAGATGTCCAGACGGTGAGTGCCACTCCTCAAACGAATTGAGGCCGTCATAAGGCTGCGCCGACCCACGCTGCTGCTCTGTGTAAACAGGCGTGACACCAGGCAACGAAAAACCCTGGACACGCAATCCTTGGGCCTCTATTTCTTCTCTTGATGTCACCACGTTACGCACCAGACCGGCATATCCAAGATAGTCATTGTGGTCGAAACCGTGGCTCCAGATCTCGCATCCCTTGGCAACCATAGACTTTATGTTCGACCATGTGGTCGTCGCGCTGTGCGTCGGCTGCGCAGTCGGAAAGCCTGAGATCAGCGCATGCGAGTACGGAATACCTCGTGCCTGCAACAGCGGCACGACCGTGGTATAGAGAGCGTCCTGCCAATCGTCAAATCGCAGAGCGATTACACCTTTGCCTGAACCAATTCCCAATCTGCCGACTTTTCGCGCTTCGACGTCGTATGCCATCATGCGGTGCTTGGTCAGCAGGTCAACGCTACCGGCATTGACATCCATGCTTGCAGCAGAGTATTGCACATGCGGATCTGCTGCTGCCTCGTGCGCCGCGATGTCTGCAGCCGCAGACGCGGCCACCGCAACCGCATCCGCCAGACGATACTCGAGCGAAGTCGGCACCGTGCTGCCTGTCACGCCGATGACGCCCTCGATCGCCTCGACGGCGTTATTGAGCTGCGCGAGCTGCCCGGACAGCGGCGTTACCGGGGAATTCGTTGGCGTGCTCGGCGTCGGGTTGGTGAAGTTGTCGAGGGTCTGCGGGAAAGCCATGTCGGGTCCTGTTCAGGTGTTGCGCACGAGGCCGGCCAGAATCTCGTCGGCGTTGATCCGCCGCGGGATGCCGGTGACGGTGTAGGTCACGCCTTCGGCGGTGATCTGGTCGCCGGCCTTGATCGGCGGGCCGGCCAGGAAGCGCAGCGTGTGCGTGGTACGGCTGCCGGCCGAAAGGAAGTCGTCATCGACCGTGTCGAGCAGCCCGACGAAATCCTGCGTCGTGCCGTCGTACTGCATGCGCGGATCGTCATACGGCCGGCCGCTGTCGTAGCTGTAGGCGACGGAGCAGAGGACAGCGAAGCCCAGTGGCGGCAGGTCGTAGCAGCCTGCCAGCTCATCCGGGTCGCCGCCTACCGGACCAATGTACGACCCGTCGAAAGTGTACCGCGGGTCGTCGTAGGGCCGATGCCAGTCGTATGGCCGAGGCATGGCGCGTGGTCGATCAGGTACCGGCGACGCCCGGCGGGGTCAGCAGCATCTGCACCGTCGCACTCGGGTTGCTGGCCGCCGTGACGGCGATGCCGACCGCGCGCTGGCTCGTCGTGGTCTTGTTCACCACCTTGTTGGTCGAGTCCCAATACAACAGATCGCCGACCGAGATCGCCAGGGCGCTGGTCTTGGCGATCTCGACGACGCCCTGCGTGATGAATGCGCCGGGCGTCGAGATGGCGACGTTTTCGACCGCGACGCCAAAGAGCGTCGTGCCAAACAGGTAGCCGATGCCGGCATTGACTGCCGCGCCGGGCGTCAGGGTGAGAACGTTTCCGTCCTGGATATAGCCTTTCATGCTGCTTCCTTTCGTCTGTGGCCCGCGCAGTGCGCGGGTCTTTTCCGTTCCGCTGGCTGCTGCCAGCGGCCGCTGATCAGTTCGGGTTCTTCGCCAGACCGCGCCAGTCAAGCGCCTTGACGCCGGCATCGATGCGGACCTTGAAGTCCACCCCGTCCACCGTCCACCCGCCCTGCTGCTCGAGCGTCGGCGTGTCGTTGCCGTCGAGGTAAGCGACTTCGATCGTGTCATTGATCGCCGGATTGGCGGCGCCAAACCAGTTGCTCGTCGAACTCGCGTCGAGGCGCGGGTCGGCGACCACCTGGAAGGTGCCGCGCAGCCAGTTGGGGGTCGTCGCGGTCTTCGCCGACGTGATCTCGTTCTCGGCGGTGGCCACGGTCTGCGCGAGCCCCTTGAGCGTGCGCGGAACGATCAGATAGCCGAGGTTGATATTGAGCGTCGTGCCGGTGGCGTCGGTCTGCCGCGCCATCGCCGTCGCCAGCAGATCGACCGCGGCGGTGCTGATCGCCGCACCGGTCAGCAGGTTGGCGTGGTTGGCGTGGAACAGCGCGACGCCATCGGCCATGTTCGGGTTCCCGGTCAGCACGGCATAGACGAGATTGCCGACGGTACGGATGGCGCTGCGGCCCATCTTGTTGGGAATGCGGGTGAAGGCCCCCAGGTCGTCGTTGACGATCGCCTGGCGGTTGATCGAGAACAGGCTGCCGTAGGTCGCGAGCTGGATCGTTTCGCCCCTGTCGCCGACCGTGACGTACTTGTACTCAGCGCCCGGCTCGACCTTCGACAACGCCGGAAAGGTGTTCAGGTCGACACGCTTCGACGCCTTGAAGTCGGTCAGCGTGCCCTTCGAGGTCCATACCTGGAAGGTCTCTTCCGCATCTTCCCATCCTTTCAACATCGCCTTGTTGGCCACGTCGGCCAGCAAGTTGGTGAAATCGCTGGTGCCGTGCGTGAAGGCGGCGGCGACGACGCTCATTTTGTCGAGGCCCTTGGTCGGGATGCCTTTGCGCGACAGCGCGGCGCGGGCGACCTCCATCAGCGAGTAGCTGCGGAATTCGTTGCTGGTGTCGTTGGCCGTCAGGCCCGCGCGGATCAGCAGGCCGGAGCTGACGCCAGCGCGGAACTTGTCGTCCTCGTCGTCGATCGTCTGGATCAGGCCGCCACCAAGCGGCTGCTGATTGCGGCTGACGGCGAGCAGCATCTTGGCGCGAAATCCCTCGATGCTCTCGGCCGGGTTGTCGAGCGACTGGTTGACGAGCAGCTGCAGCTCGGCGCGGGCGCCGTCGCCGGTGACGAACGGCTTGGCGATGGCGCGAATCTGCGCGCGGCGGTTGGCTTCGTCGCTGGCAAACTGCGCGCGGATGTCTTCGGCACTGATCGTCGGTTCGGTGATGGGCGCGACGTGATCGGGCGGCGTGGTGGTCTGAGTTGCCGCCGGCTGGACTGCTGTGTTCATGGATCGTCCTTTCGGGTTGGATTGGAGCGCGGCGGCTGCCGCGGGATGTGCCGCCCGCGCGACGTGCGTCGCCGGGAGTTGAAAACGGGTTGCGAGCGAAGCGGCGATCGGCACGGCGGCGGTGATGTCGTGCACCAGTCCGGCCGCCTTGGCTTCGTCGGCCGAGAACCAGTGATCGTCGCCGTCCTGCAACATGGCCAGGGCCGTATCGTGCGGAATCATGCGGGCGTAGGAACTGGCCATTGCCGCCGCAAACTGGTCGAGCACATCCGCGGTTTGCCGCAGATCAGCCGCATTGCCGGCGACCGTGATCCACGGCGCGTGAATCATCAGCAGCGCGTTTTCCGCCATGACGATGCGATCGCCGGACATGGCGATCAGCGAGGCGATACTGACGGCGATTGCGTCGATCTCGACCGTGACGCGCGCCGGATGGCGGACCAGTGCGTTGAAGATGGCCAGTCCATCCGGGACACTGCCGCCGGAGCTGTTGAGGCGGACGGTCAGATGGCGCGCGGTCACGGCTCCGAGTTCGGCGACGAATTGCCGCGCGGTGACAGTCTCTTCAGACCACGATTCGCCGATGTCGCCGTAGATGGCGATTTCGGCGCGGTCAGGTCCGCGCGCACAGATGCGGTACCACGGTTGGGTCATGCGTCGTCCCTCTTCGTCTGCTCGGCGGCGGCGTCATCGGCGCCGGCATCGGCCGGTGGCGCCGGCGCCGGCTTGGGTTCTTCGACCAGCCCGGCCGCCTTCTTTGCCCGCAGCCAGTTGGCTTGCTGCGCGAGCACTTCGCGCGGGTTGGCGCCGCGCGCGCGGATGATCTCGGGCGCGCTCTTGTGCAGGGCGCGCTCCAGCGTTTCGTTCGCCGTCGCTTCCTTCGCCGGGTCGATCCACGGCATGGTTTGCGCGATGTACAGGGCGTCGTCGAGGCTGGCGCGGTCGATGTCGGCCGGCACCTGGATGGCGCCAGCCAGTTCCGCGAGCACGACGAATCGCTCCCACACCGGGCGGACAAACTGCGAAATGAAGGTTTCCGCCAGTGCTGCGTAATGCACCCACTGTTCCACAAGCTCCTGGCGCTGTGCGCTGTAGGTGCCGTCGTAGTTGCGGCTGACGCTCGAGTACGAGGCGCCGGCGCCGGCAGCGACGGCGCGCAGTTGGCCGTCACGGTACGATTGCAGGTTGGTGTTCGGCCGCGTCGTGTCGATGGTGCCGATTTCCTCGCCGGGCAGGAGGTCGTCGAAGATCATTCCGGGCCGGAACCGCAGGTCGCGCGGCGCCGGCGTTCCGTCGGCCTCTGTGGTGTCCTGCGTGTAGAGATCCGGAGCGCCCTTTTTGATGTAGCCTGCCATCGACGCGGCGATCTTGGCGGCGACGCGCTCGGACTCCTCGTAGTCCTTGAGATCCTCGAGGCGGGTGATGACCGATGCGAGCGCGGATACGCCGCGGTGCTGGCCGATGCGATCGACCAGCCGCAGGTGCAGCATGCGCTCGGCCGGGACCGTCTTGAGGTCTTCGCGGGCGCGCCAGGCAAAGGTGTCGCCGGGATGGACCTTGTAGACGCGATACGCGACCGGCTGCCCCCAGGCGTTGCGCACGATGCCGCCCGATCGGTCTGCCATCAGCAGGTCGTTTTCGGTTGGCACCAGATCAGGCTCGATCAGCTCGAGCGACAGCGGAATGATGCTGCGGTGATCGAGCGCCGGCACGCTGCCCTGCAGGATCTGCGCGAAGCATTCGCCATCGCGCAGCCAGGTCCGGCACGCGATGCGTTGGGCGCTGGCCCACGAGTGCTGAAATGTTACCTCCGGGTAGCGGCACCAGTCGCGCCAGAGATCGAGCAACTGTCGCGACAGCTCGTCGTTGATTTCGCCGGAGACCGAACGCGGTTGCGGCTCGATGCCGATTCCCTGCGGGCCAACGATGTTGTCGACCAGCACGGTGAGCGCGCCTCGCGCCAGGTCATGATTGCGGTCGAGGTCGCGCGCCTGTTGGCGGATCGATGGCGCTTGCAGTCTGGCGAGGCTTTCGCCGCTACGTGTCTCGCGCGAGAAGCGGCGAAGGCGTGTCGGCGAGGCTGCGTCATAGGAT